ATTATTTTTACAAATATAATATATTATCTTTATTTAGACTAGATAAAAATAAGTAAATTTGTGAGGATAATAAAACACATATGAAACTCTACAAAGATTCCAAGGAACTGCCACTATTCAACTATGAAAGAATCACAGAAACAGGAGATTATAACTACATGATAAAAGGATATGATGGCGAGGAATTGGAGGAAAACGAAGACTTGCAAAAGGAACTGAAAAGCAAGTTTAACGACATCATCCGAGAGTATAGCATATCCATTAACGCCAAGACCAACGACCTGCTGATGTTGGGAAGCGCCGAGATTGCGAAAATCAACTTTATCAAATTCACTACACTGCTGGCAATCGTGGAGATGAAAGAAAAGCAGAACGCTTTAAGGCAAGAAATGGGACTGCCTGAACACTGGGAGGATATGAAAGAAGCACTGGCGCAAATCAAAATCCGTAAGAGTGACAATCTGCAAGAGCAAAAGAAATACATAGAGGAAAGAATAGCAATGTGGCAGACCAACCTTGATAAGGCGATGCAGAACATTGAGAACAACAAGAAAGAAGCACAAGATAAAGAACCAGTCAATATCAACGATGCTATTGTGAGCATTGAAATGGTGCTGGAACGAACAATAGACCTAAACAAGACTAGCCTTTACCGATTTGGGAAGATGCAGGAAATGGCAATAAAGAAAGTAGAATTACATAACAAAAAATAAAACCTTATGAGTGATAAATTAGCCGTAATTCAGGCGGAGGAGACCGTAAAAGAACTGGACAAATTAGAAGCAGGAGTGAACGACTTGATTCAGTCTTTCACCAAACTAAACACTGCCGTAGACCAGACCAACACCAAACTGAACAGAGGAACGCCAAAAGAGACCATTGAGGGAATAAAAGACTTAGATGGTTATTCCAAAGAGTATCTGCGAACGCTCAAAGAAATGACAACCATAGAGCAGAAGACACAGCAGATAAGACTAACCAACGCAAAGCTGACCACTGAACAGGCACGAACAGCAAAGGAATTGGCAAACCAGCAGAATGCTGAAGCACGAGCGAAGAAGCAAGTCTTATCGTTGCAGGAGAAACAAAATAAAATCCTATCCGAAAGCCAAAGCCACTACAAGAGGTTTGCAAGGGAGGTGCTGGATGCCAAGAATAAGGCAAAAGATTTGGCAGCGCAAATGCAGTTTTTAGAGCAAGATTTTAAAGATGGTAAAATTGGAGTTTCTGCCTATGAGAAGCAACTCTCTAAACTATCCAAAGAATTTACAGAAGCCAAACTAAAAGCCATAGGGATGGACTCTGCACTGAAAAAGATAGACAAAAGTGTGGGAGATAACCAGCGAAATGTAGGAAACTACCAATCAGCACTGAACGGAATGGGCAGTGGCTTCGGTGGGATGATGAGCCGTGCTGGTTCTATTGCTGGGGGTATCATTATGGCGGATGGTGCGAGAATGCTTGGCGATATTGCAAGTAAATCTTACGAAACTATCCAGCAACTCAACGCTGTTAATTATGCAATGAAAGAAGTCTTCCGAACAGAAGAAGAAGTGGGCTATCAAAAAGAATTCTTGTCAAGTGCAGCCGAAAAATACGGATTGGAACTTATCAGCCTTACGGATTCTTACACTAAATTCAGCGCAGCAACAAAAAATACCAGTTTAGAAGGAGAAAAGGCAAAAGAAATATTTGATGCATTTGCTGGTGCTGGTGCTAAAATGGGACTTCCAGCAGAACGGATACAAGGTATATACACCGCCTTAGAGCAAATGGTTTCCAAAGGAAAAGTTCAAGCCGAGGAATTAAGGGGACAATTAGGGGAAAGGTTGCCTGGGGCGATTAAGATATTCGCTGATGCTATGGGGGTATCCACTGCCGAATTGGATGATATGTTGAAAAAAGGTCAGGTGGTTGCTGCTGAAGTGTTGCCAAAGGTTGGCGAAGAGCTTAAAAAAGTCTATGGGTTAGACACTACCGAAAGAATAGATACCCTTGCTGGCGCACAGAATAGGCTTAAAAACCAATGGACAGAGTTTTTGGATACTCTCGCTACCAACAAAGACTTTATCAATGCTATTTCTGATGTTTTGGAAATCGCCAAAAATCTATTAGAAGAGTTTCTTGATTTGGCTATTACAGGAGGAACAGATGGCGTGAGTATAATGGGCGAACTGAAAGAAGCATTTGAAGCCGTGGGCGATGTGATTAACGCCCTTACAGGAGGATTATTCGACAACGGTAAAGGCTGGGATTTGGTTAAATTAGTTACTAACCAAGTAAAAACCAATCTTGTCGCGATTAGCACCGTTATTAAACTTGTTATCAAGGGTATAGAATATTTCGTGAAGTCTATCAAATACGCCATATTCGGAACAGAGGATGCTATCAAGATGCTGGGAGACTTTGGCTCTATCATTGACACCACGAAAGAGAAATTATCAAGTCTACACAAAGAAAACACTGCAATATTATCAGGAGATGAAAAAGCATTGAAAAACCTTGAAAATCAAAAGGAATTACAAAACAAACTTATTGAAGCAAGAAAGAAAGGGCAGAAATACTTTGTTCACAATAACTTTTGGAGAGAAACGGCTGCGAACGGAAAATTCACTAATAAAAGAGCCAACGAATACACTTATGTAGATGGCGAACTCGTGCCAAGAAGCAGTGTGAAAGTAGTAGACCCACCAAAGGTAGAAAAGGAAAAAGCGAAGAAAAAGAAGAAGACACCAAAAGGCAGGGTAAAAAAAGAGAAAACACAGGAGCAGTTAGACAAAGAGGCTTTTGATAAGGCTCGTAAAGACTTGGATTTTGAGCACAACAAACTATTGGAGGAATACCGAAGACAGAGAGTGCAGGCTCAAAATGAACTTACAGGTTATGACCTACTCGTAAAGGAAATAGAAATAGACAGCCTTGTAATCAAAGAAAAGGATACATACTACACCAAACTGATTGACCTTGCTAAAAAATACAAGCAGGAGCAAAGGGAAATAGAGTCGCAAAAGTCCAAAGACCTATTCGATGAAAACGAAAGTCAGCAGGATAAGATGAGGCAACTCAATCAAGCCCTATTGGAGAAAAACCAAAAGGAAATAGAGTACATCAAACTTCTTGGTCAAGAAACTGCCGAATATAAGAAGCAGATGATAATGACAGACAAGAGTATATCCTACAAGGATAAGCAATATTTCTTGGAGTTATTAGAATATGACACGACCATAGAAATTAACAAAAGAGAGAAAGAAAAACTACTGCTACTAAAACAGCAGTTAGAAGCAAAAAGAGCAATTCTGCAAGAGCAAGGCAAAGACCTTAACGAGGATGAAAAAGTCCAACTTGCACAGACTGACTTACAGATAACACAGCTGGACACTTCCATAATGGAGAATGAGAAGAACAAAGCCAATAAGATGTTCTTGCGTATCGTGGAGGGATTGGAGCCACTTAAAAACTTGGTAGAGCAGAATTTAGCGGATTTAGGATTAGATGCCGTAAGCAAGCAGTTTTCTGACCTATACAGCAAGATATTACAGCAAGGCAAGGACTTCTCTATGTCTTTCGCTGACTATATGAACATGGCTACTGCGCTAATCAGTGACTTTGCAGGGAAAGCAATATCATCAGGTAAGGAGCGAACGATTGCTGAACTTGATGAGGAATTGGAACGCTCGAAGATGATAACCGAAACAGAGTTAGGATTTATTGACAAAAGACTTGATGCCCTTAATGGTCTATCTGAACTTACAGAGGAGCAGATAGCCGAGCGTAACGCCTTGGAAGATGAGGCCATGGTAATCAAGGAGCAACAAGCGCAGAAAGAAAAGATGATACAAGCACAAAAGGCAAGGGCTGAACAAAGGGCGCAGGCACAACAGGCGCTGATGAACGGAGCATTGGGAGCAACGCAGTCTATCGCTCAACTTGGTGTTCCTGCTGGTCTCGTTCCTGCTGGAATTGCTCTTGCATTCGGTGCGCTACAAGCAGGGCTTATTATGAGTAAAAACCCAGTGCCTCAATATTTTGTGGGAACGAAAAACGCGCCACAGGGCTGGGCGTGGACAGATGAGCGAGGAGCGGAAATCCATACCGATAAGCACGGAAACATCAAGGATTTGGGAAGCGATAAAGGTGCAAGGCTGAAATTCTTAGAGCAGGGAGACCGAATATATACAGCATCGGAAACACGCAAGATATTAGAGAACATCAAGACACCATCGCTTGATGATGCCCTGCTATCTCACGGAGTGGTTAAGAATATCCAAGTGCCGATGAATATCAACACGCCAGCAATAGACTACGATAAGTTAGCGACTAAAATAGGCGAACAGCAAGACCGAGTGATGAGAAAGTATGATAAGACCAGCGTATTTGAATTAAACGGCTACATATATACTCAAAAAGGCGGACAAATACCAGTAGCAGTAAGTAGAGTAAAGAAAAACAAAAACATCATTAAAATAAAGGGAAATGAAAGGGATTAAGAATATACAATACCAAAGCGGAGTAGGGCAGATATTCAGGCTGGAAGTGTTATCAGGGAAATATGCTGGTATTCACGAGATACAAGAGCCTGATGGCTTTGATGCCTTGGACATCAGCATTGATGTAAATGAGGAATACTACAACATTGATAACTTTATCCTTGGCGAAACTTCCAAGATAAAGATATTGGAATACAATGACAAGGAAGCCTTTAATATCATCAAAGGCGTATATGATGAGCAGGGAGGCGATGGGCAGATTATATTCAAATGGTATGTTGTCCATAATGGCGTGGAAAAGGATATTTTAGGCAAAGGCTTTGAAATAAACCTAAACAAATACCAACTTAACTACGAAAACAGCCAGCGAGTGATAGAGTGCGAAATCAAGAAAAGAGAAGCGCAGAATAAATTCTACACTCGTGAGGATACCACGATAAACCTATTTGCCAAAAAGAATTTAGATGAAAACACAATACAGCCGATAGGCAGCCGCGAAATCGTTTTAAAGGCAGAGGAGGAGAAAATAGAGACTGCGTGGTGGATGGACGACTACGGAGAAAATTACGACTGGTATAACTATAAAAAAAATATTGGAAACAAAAACCTTGACCCTTGGTTTCAGTATCAAAAGATAGTTTCAAACATTAAATTCATACCGCCAAAGACTTGGGTATTTCCAAAATTCAACAGAAGTGAAGACTCTAAATTAGGGGAAAATATTCCTCTTTATGGAGGCGATTGGAAAGCAAGCATTACAAGGGAAGAACTGCAAGACCCCGCATGGGCGGCTCAATATCCACGCTATATGTATGAACACGGCGAGATAACATATTGGGGGCAAAACACTCTATTTCATACAAGAAATGAACTCTCTAATGTAGTGTTTTCAATTTCTAATCTGCATTTCAAAGCAAGGTCGTACAGTCTCAAAAAAGGATATAATCCACTATATAACGAGGATAATAAAAGATACAGAGAAAACTACAAGCCATTTTCTTTTAGTATCGCTTTATTGATAGAAACTCCACACGCCTCAAATACGATTTTTTTAAAATCCAGTATAGACACAGATATAGGTAACTATTCAGAAATGAACATTGTCAATGAAGGATGGGCGATAGGTGATTTACCTGCAAACAGCACAGTAAAGATAGGTATCATGCCACATAGTGATATAAGAAACAAAGAGTTTATTATTACAGGCAAAGTATCGCATACCAGCCTTAAAATATCTTCCAGCATCGATAAACTCGGCAGAAAGTCCAGAGTGGTAAGCCTTTTTGATGCTATTGACAAAGTGGCAGAGAATTATTCCGATGGAAAGATTAGATTGGTTTCCAATATCCTCTCAGAGGGAGGAAAATACGCCAATCAATATGTAGCAACTGGCGCTTTTCTTCGTGGCGTGGCGAATATCTTTTTAGGCGAAAACAAAATCAATACCTCGTTTAAATCGCTATTCTACGAGGGCGCTGCGCCACTATTAGCCCTTGGTTTTGATGTTATAGATAATAAACTGATAGTAGAGGATATAGACTATTTCTTCAAAGATGTTCAGGCGTACGACCTTACAAGTAAGGACTTTGTTCAGGAAAACCTGACCATAGAAAATGACAAGGATATAAGTTATAATAACCTGATATTCGGCACGAAGAAATATTCCACAAAGAAGAAAGGGGATATTTTCAACTTCAACACGAAAATGGAATGTTCCACACCGATAAAGTCGGTTAAGAAGAAACTTGACAAAACGACAGGCTTCATCATCGATGAGTATAAAATCCAAGACCTGCTGGATGATACCAACGACAACACCAACGACAATGATGATGATTTGGTATTGATAGACACCATTACAGGAAGTTATGTAGATTCAGGCTCTTATCCTGATGTTACCCACTCGGATTCAGGAGGAGTGCTGACCCTTACAGCCTCAAAATCGCCTTGGGATACCCTGCCGTTCAAAGTAGGGGAGAAAATCAAAATCGTGGAGGGGCTGAATGTTGGGGAATATACGATACTTGCCATCAAGTCCCACACGCTGACACTTGACAAACGAGTAGGAATAGAACAGGGGACTATCCTTACCAAGATAGAGCATACCTTGACCGATGTAATCAAGAACAGGAACGCCACGGCAACAGATGGATTTATTTCAGCCGAAGGAGTAAAGAATAAAAGAACAGCCGTTAATCTGTATCACAATCCGAAATACCATATGAAAAGGTGGTTTCCGCTCTTCGGTGGTGGATTGTCCAAGAAGACCAACGGCGAGAATATCATCGTAACGAATTACAAGAACAACGGCAAGATAGAGGTAGAGCCTGACACGGATAAAATCCCACACCTGCCAAAAGAGAAAGATGTTTTAAATGAAAATATCAACCTTGAAAGGTTAAGAAGGTCCAGCCGTGTATTATTTGGAACGGAAAACATAGAGGTAACGCTCACGAATATATCTTTTGAGGAGTTCTACAATCTCTACAATCGCTGGCGAGTAGGCGAGGATATCTACACAGGGGAGAAGATACCAAGCAGAGGATACATAGATGTTTATATTGGTGGCGAAACTTACAGCATCTATCCTTTCGGAACGGAAGCCCTGCAATACGACAAAGGCGCCAATGAATTAACCATAAAAGGGAAAATCAAAAACTCTAAATGGGGAAGAAAAATCTTTGACAAGACCTTTGATGACACCTTTGAATAACAAAAAGCCCTGCCACAATCGGCAGGGTTCATTGTGTAAATAAGTCGTCAAACAATAACTACACAACATCTAATAACTCTTTTCCTATATCTTTTATTCCATTTACAATTCTTTCTCTTTGCTTTGGGCGTGGGTTTCTATGCCCTGACATGTAGTGACCTAATTGTTTTTGGTTAATTCCTGTTACTCTTGAAAGCGCTGCACGAGTAAGGATACCATCATATTTGTGCAATATGGCGGATATTTGTAACTCAAATTCCAATTCATAGTCGCCAGCCACAATATAATCAGGCAGCTTATCGCCGTCTTCCAAAGACTCCTCCACATGAAATTTAAAAACTTCTGCGAAACTCTTTTTTAATTCTTCTAAATCCTTGTTAGTATCTATCACAACGCCGTTTATACTATCACAAACGGCAGAATAATTGTTTTCTGACCAACCTACTAATACTTTTACTTTTTCCATTTTTATTTTGATTTTTTGCGGGGCTTATTTCCACCCCGCTTGTTTAAAAATACTGTTTAATAACTCTTGGCTTAATGTGTCACTTGACTTTCCGTTTACTGTTACTTTTCCTTTCTTTTCAGGATGTTTAAATTGTCTGTGACTGCCTTTCTGTGCTTTAAGATACCATCCATCCTTTTCAAGCATCTTAATAATTTCGCTTACTTTTAATGATTTCATTTGCTTGTTATTGTTTGACTTGTCAAAGATAGTAAAAATTCTATCATTACGCAAATATTTTTATAACTTTTTTCAAAAAAATTTCCCCTAATAGTTCCCCGTAAACTTCCCCTAACTTAAAACATAATCCCAAGGTATTCCTTTATTCCCCAAATACAATATTCCGTGGCGTTCATGTAGTGGTCGTTTCTCTTGATAGGCTTCTCGGTCGGTTGTCCGTTAATAAATTCATATTCGTAGTTTTGATATTCATTATCAAAGTCGCCATCATCTACATAGTATATTCGTGCATTGTTGATAAAGTCAAACCTTGCCTTGTAGGTAGGCTTGGAAGTCGGCACGGCATTGATTCCGTATAATGTTCGTAAATCATTGGTTAGACTTATCTCGCTCCCTGGTTCCCTATCGGCACTATCTGCCCAAACAAAGGTTACATTGCCAATCGGAACACCTGCATATTTAAGATGTTCTCCGAGCGTTCCCTCCATTTGGTTCATCGGCTTGTAGAGTAAAGGTCTAATGTAAAACGACTTGTCGCCATCGTACATCACTTCCACGCAAGCCGTAGGATTGGCAAAACCATAGTCTAATCCATAGTATTTTCGGTAGCCGTGCTTTGCGACTTCGTTATACTGGTTGAGACTTATTACTTTCCAATTCTTGTAAATCTTATTCGGTTTCTCGGACTTTTGCCCAAGACCATAAACAAGCCAGTGATACTCGGAAGCAGAGCCTACATCTTCATTATATCTGCACCTTTTCAGCTCTTTGATTTGCTTTGTTGTTAGATTTAACGGATTAGCCTCTAAATCGTAGGTTTTAGCGCTGGTTTCGTTGAGAATTTTGGAAGTCACAGCATCGCAGAACTTTATCGGCTGGTAGGATAAAATCTGCATCCGTTGTTCAGGCAAAATAAACGGATTGTCCTTAAATGTAGAGTAACTCACATAGGTGGTTTCTTTCAGTTTCTCCTTTTCAATCCAGTGGTTTTGTTTTGGGTTCCAGTCAAAGATGATAACCTTGGAACGCTGGGCGAGTTGTCTGTATACTTCTTCCGAGAAGTTGTAAGGCTCATTTATCCAGCAGATTGTCTGTGTCATCCCCATTGCGTCGTCTTCATCATCCAATCCTGTAAATCGCAAGATGTTGCCATTGTTCCTGAAAGTCCAAGTGTGGTTGGTCTTATTCTCTACAAGATACTGATAGAGGTTTTCCTCTTCAAGGTAAGCGTCCAGCTCTTCAATGGTTATTTCGCCTCGTTCAAATTGTTTCTTCCTTACCTGTGGGTCTTTCAGCCACTCCCTCCAGTCTTTCTCCACAATATCCCTGCAACTCTTCTGTGTATCTCTTAGCACTGTTGCTGAGGAAATAGGATTGTTCGCAAGGAAATTATACAGCACTTGGAAATTACTCCAAGTCTTGGAACTCCTCGAACTGCCCTCCTCAATGATAAGTTTATACTTGTGCTGTGTAGTGTTGCCGTTGGGTATCTTTTCATTTAAAGCGCCCCACACTTCGGCAAACACCTTTGATGCCTTGAATTTTATCTTTTTGTCCATGCTTTTTTAAATTAAAAAGCCCCACATTTCTGCGAGGCTCGGTAGCAAATCAATAATAAATAATAACTATGAAAAGAATTTATGTTAGTCTTCCTCCTGTGGCATTACCACTTCTACCTGAATAGCCGTCGGCATAGTGTTTATTTCTCCCGATACCTTTAACTTGGTATCCGCATTCCAACCCTCTATTTTTGCCAAAATAGAAACAGCGCCGTTTCTTTCTTTAAATGATGGAATAAGGATTTGGTCGCCTACTTTCTTTGCCGTTCCTTTTGCAATTTCTGATAAAATAGCCAGAGCTTCTACTTTTGTCAAAACAGCCTTTTTTCTCGCTTCTATTTCTGTTTTGGTAGTTTCCTCTATTACTTTATCATTGATTGATTTTTGCCATGCTTTTAGCTCTTCTTGGGCGTGTTTCCAGTCTTTATCAAATGTTGTTTTACCTTTTCCCCACTTTTCCCCATATTTACCCCACATTTCCCCATGTGAAAGCAGAGGAGATTTCTTTAATTCCTCTAAAATCCATTGTTTGCGATGTTGTGGGGTGTTCATATTTTTATTTATTTTTTAGCCATTGTAAATAAACCTGATGTGCTATTTGTGCGGTCATAACAGGCGGAACAGACATTCCGATGAAATATTGTGGTTCCATTTCTTTAAAATTATAATCTAATGGGTAACTACCTGCTTTTTTTAATTCTGTGTTAGATAACGCTTTTCTCTTTTCGTAATGATACAAATCACCGCCAGAAGCTATTGTATTTACAACTTGATTTTTAGCTAATTTAATAGAATTAAATCTATTGCCCTTTGGATGAACAGTTGCTATTGATTTACCTTGTTGGCAAATATCAAAATATTGTAAATCACATTTTGCTATTTTATTCTCAAAACAATCATCTTCTATTTCGCTATAGACAATAGGCTGTTCATTGAAGTTTAATTTTAAATCTGGAAAATTCAAATCTTTTCTTTGGCAAATAAAAAAAACTCTTTCTCTTTTTTGAGGCACTCCCATACTTGCAGCGTTTAATAAAAATAACTGCACTTTGTATCCTGCGTTTTCAAATTCCCTCTTTATTTTCTTTACATATGATTTGGCATTGCCTTGGATTAGTCCCTTTACATTTTCTGCAATTACGACTTTTGGTTGTAATCTTTTCGCAAGAGCAATATAATCAAAAAACAAATCATCTAAGGTTTGCAATGCCTGCCCCTCTCTAAATCTTTTTTTCTTTCCCCAGTCTTTTTCTCTGTTTCCTGCCATTGAGAACGAACTGCATGGCGGAGACCCATCAAGAATATCAAGATGAAAAAGCTCTTCTGGTAAATCTTTCCTTTTGTTAAACTCTCTAATGTCTTCTATGAATAGATATTTAGGATTGTGATTTAGTTTATAAATTTCCGCTACCTTGGGGTCTATCTCTACACCTCCTAAATGGTCAAACCCTGCGAGTTTATACCCCATTGAAGAACCTCCGCCACAAATGAAAGTACCAAATACTTTTAAATTGTGCCGGTCAATTCCTTTTGCAGGATAACCATCCTTTAAATTCCATTGGTATGGAAATTTATGCTTCTGTATGTTTGTCTCCATTTATCAAAATCCAAATCGCCTGTTCTGGCGTTGGTGCTATTTTTAATAGTTGTTCTTTTACAATGTTATATTCTGCTTCTGTGTATTTGAGCTTTAGGACCAATTCATCCTCAAATCCATCTATGTCAATTTCTTTATTTTTATCTGAATAATTTTCATTAGAAAATTGTGTTTCTAAATCATCCGACAAATCCGCATCTTCTACCTCAATTCCGAGTTCTTCTAAATCCAAATCGTATTCCTCAGCAATTACTTCTATTTCTTCAACATCAAGATTGTAGTTTTGATGTGCAGTGGTATTGGCTAATATCTGCGCCTTGTAATAAGTATCTGTATTATCTTCAATGTCATTGCGGACAATTACAGGATATTCATTTTCAGCAAGGGTTATTTCCTTTGGAACAAAACCCTTTTTGTCGAATTTTTCTTTTCGGGCGTGTCCAGAAATAATTGTTCCCTGCTTGGTTACAGATATACTTTCTATCACACCTACCTCGTTGATGGAATTTTCCAGCAATTCCATACCCGCTTCGGTGTGTTTATTTGTGTTTCGCTTACTTGGTTTTATTCTTATCATTTCAAATGCTTGTCTATTAAGTTTTTCGCTTCATCAAAGCTGTAGCATACAGCAGTATTCCAATTATTGTTGCTCAACATGGTTAAGACTTCTAACTGACTTTTAGTCGGTCTGTTGGGCTTTATTTTCAATTCTATCGCCAAACCTGAATAAGTCTTGTTCGGTTGGAAGATAAGTATATCAGGCATTCCTGCCCTTACACCAAGTTTTTTTAACTTTGCACCCTGCTGTATGCTTGTTTTCCTTTCATTAGCGATATGGCAGAACAGCACATTAGGGTATTGCAGTCTTAAATAACTGGCTACACTAAACAACAAATTATCTTCCTTATTCATTATCACAAATATACAAATTATTTTTATTTAGAACAAATAAAAATAACAAACAAAGAATAAATAAAAAAGCCCTGCGGTTGCAGGGTAACATGTTGGTGTTTTTCATTTTCTTGATTTTATGTTAAGCATTACATTCTTCTTTTAATAATTCTGCTAAAGGTTTGTATATCTTGTCTAAGTTTCTTTTGAACATAGAAAATATAGCATTATTGATACAATAGTTTTCAATGGATTGCTTTGTCATATTTACTTTGTTGTCATTAAGATACCATAGGTATACACATTTACTGAAATAATTTAGCTTTTCAAATTTGAGGTATTCATTTTCTTGAAGCATTCTTTGTATTTCATAGAAATACTTTGATGCTTTTTCATGATTTTTTTTGAATGTAGAGCCATTGCCTCTAAAAAACTTATATGGTGTTTTTCTGCCCATTTTCTTGATTTTTTAATTGTTATACTTTGTTTTAATTTTCTTATGCAAATATAAAATATATTTTAATATGTTACA